ATCGTGTTGTAAATTGACATGAAAGCCTCTTTCACAACGGTCATTGAATTACTAAATACAGAGCCAAGAGAACTAAACGTAGACGATACTCCTTGAGAAATCGTGCTTAGAGTGCTAATGCTGTTAGCAAGTTGTGCAACACCCATTAGAAACCCTCCCTATCTAAGAACGAGTAGTCAACCTTCACTGTCTCGCGCCCCCCACTCTTTGCCTCTTGTTGACGTTGCTTATTCGCTTTTTCCTCTTGGGCTTGACCTACTAAAGTCCATACAAGCGAACGGCGGAATGTTTCTGGGTGCATTTCATCCACTTCCTTCATTGAAATTCCAAAATGCTTCGCTATACTATAACTCCACAACTCTAGTTGCATTACGATATCTTGGGCTGATGTGACAGTTTTTCGAGATAGAAAATCTTCTACTTCTCGCTGTCGCCCTTCGTAAACCCCCCCTGCACCGTCTCAGCCAATTCATCAGGGCTAGGAAGGAGGGATGAAATTGCCTCACCAACAGCGCCTTTCAAATTAAGAATTTCATCGGTGGTAAGGGAAGGATTGGTTTTTACAATCCAATTGGTAAAAGCAAAACGCCAATACGCTGCAAGATTAAGAGATAGATCTCCATTCTGTCCTATGTCAAACAACTCTTGTGTTGCGAGTTGAATGTCGAAGAACGAGATGTCACGAATCCACACCTCCATGACCGCATCAGGGTCATCAGGGTCAATCGGGATTTCGTGTTTAGTTTCTGTCGTTTGTCTTAATAATTTATTCTTGTCCACTACTGGCATTTTCTTCCACCTCGGTTACAGCCGCTTCATCAGCGGGGGTTTCCGGCTCTTCTTCAGCAGCCGACTCTTCGTCGGGGGCCTCGGACTCAGCCGTGGTTTCTTCCTCGATATCCTCATCATCACGCCGTAAGCGCAAGGCGAGTTCAGCCTTCGTACCGGAGTACGGAAGACCGCGCTGCTTACATTCCTCACGGAGTTCTGCGAGCGTCATTGCATCGTAGGAAAGGTCACTTGGAAATTCAGAAGTGTTTGGTATCTCATCAGCCGTGACAGGCGTGACAGTCTCTTCTGTCTCGTTTGTCTCAATATCGTCGATTTTTACTTCTGCTTTATATGTGGATTGCAGGGAGAGGACGGCTTCTTCTATCAAACCACGAGAACGATGAGAAATGAGAATCTCTCCTTCTATCCCCATACGCTGTGCAAACCACTCACCATACCCTTGCGGAGTCTTACGCCGGAAATGAAAGACACGTTCGCGTGGTGTTGGTATCATATTTTCACCTCAGCAATGGAATAGAGTATCTGTTGAAATCACACGCATAGCCTTGGGCATAACCTTGAGCGGTGCTCGGAGTGGACCCTTATCTTCGGGTATAGGAAGTGGAGCCTCAGTGATTACATAGTCATCGAGATAGATATCAAGAGTTTCACGCCCAGCAGCAGTTCCTGCCTTTGTGAAAGACAAGCGAATCATGTTAGCAGTGGTTGCATCATGATCTACTGCTCTACGCATCTTATGATAGAATACAGGGTCATCGACGATTATTTCCATGTCCATCATGTATTCAGTCTGTCCTTCGACTGCAATACTCGCATTACGAGCACCAGCAAATGGAGTTTGGTCAGTGGTAGCATCAGTAATCGGCGCACCGTTAATGGTGTAGAACTGCTGCACACCAGTGGTCCCAGTGACTGTAAAAGATACGACTTGTCCAATTTGCACACCAGCGAGAGTGATGGTTCCATTGTAGAACATGTATGGTTTCTGAGTACCAACAGCAATACCTGCTTTCTTTCGGTCTACATCTGTGCTTGCAGTGTCTTCAAAAACACGATGAGGATTGTATCTATCACCTTTGTTACTTGCCTCAAGACGACCTGTATCTGTGTAACAGAGAGCAGAGTCAAAACCTACAGTGAGTCTTAAAGCAGCATCAGTATCAGCAGTCAAAGAGAACTCCTTAACTTTACATCCACGGAACACACGAGTCAATTGCTTAGAATCACTTGTTCCACCATCTACAACTTCGGCGGTAGTTCCATCGTCAGCCTGATTATCACGACGACGAATACTGACTTCCATTGCGAAAGATGGAACATGGCTACGTGAATAAAGAAGTCGAGTTACACCATTTGTGAGAGCACCAGTAGATGCACGATTAGGACTACCATAAAGAGCAGCAGCGTCAAACTTCGCGAAACGAAGAACTATATCTGACTCGTGTGAATAACACAGTGGGTCATCAAGCCAAATTTTTGTAGCGGTGATTGCTACTATTCGACGGATTTCGCTTTTTGTAGTCCTATCAAAATACGTCGCTCTTGTAGTACCGACATTTATTGCTGGGTCTGACTCAGAATCTCTAATGAGTCCAAAAGCCGTTTGGTCTCCCTCTTTGAAAGAGGTAATACTTTCCAGATTCAGGTCTTTGATTATAACATAATCACCTGCTGTAACAGTAGATGTTCCCTCTTGAAAAATTGGAATTGCGCCTCCGTTTGCATATG